GGTTTCCTGCTTCAGATCACGACACAGAGCAAGACGGCTCCGGCGGGTGTGTTCAAGGCGGAACTGGAGCGCGCCAGGAAAGTAAGAGACGGGGCGATCAGTCTTCCGCTTTTGCCGATGCTGTATGAGCTTCCGCTCCACGTGGCCGCCAATGACGGGTGGAGGAACCCGGACACGTGGGGCATGGTCAATCCGCACCTTGGGCGGTCTGTATCTGAGGACTTTCTGCGCGAGGAGCTTCTTGCGGCGGAGGTGGACGGGCCGGATGCATTGGCCCTCCACGCTTCGCAGCACCTGAATGTGCAGATTGGTCTTGGGCTGAATCAGGATGCCTGGGACGGCGCTCGGCACTGGCAACAGTGCGGCCGCGATGGTCTTGACCTTGATGAGATATTGCGGACCTGCGAGGTTGCGACGATTGGCGCGGACTGGGGCGGCGCTGATGACTTGGCATCGCTGGCGGTTCTAGGTCGTCGCAATTACGATAAGTCGTGGTTGTGCTGGTCGATGTCGTGGGCGCGGCCTTCTGTGTTCGAGCGGCGGCAGGAGATCGCGCCACGTCTACGTGATTTTGTGGCCGCAGGTGAGCTTCGCGTCGTTGAGTCTGGCGAGGATCAGGCGCGTGAGGCTGCGGAAATTTGCGCCCGCGTAAAGACGGCTGGTCTATTGCCGGAGGCATCCGGGATCGGCCTTGACGTTGCTGGTGTTGCGCTTCTGATTGATGCATTGGAGGCGCGCCGGATGACCACGCCGCTTGTTGTGCCTGTGGCGCAGGGCTGGAAGCTGCAAACGGCGATCTCGACATTGCCGTTGAAGCTGGAAGATCAGCGGCTGCTACACGGGAACCAGGGGCTGCTTACGTGGGCGGTCGGCAACGCGAAGCAGGAACTGAAGGGGTCGAATTACGCTGTGACCAAGCAACAGGCTGGATCGGCGAAGATTGACCCGCTGATTGCGCTATTCAACGCGGCGATGCTGATGTTCCTGAACCCTGTAGCGGCGCCCGTGGCACGGATACGAATCGCATGAGCATCCTATCTAGGCTTTTCGGGGCAACGTCGCGTTCGCCGCGCAATGCGGTGACCGGCACCGACTCGTCACAGATCAAGCGCGGAACATTTCTGTATGACGTGTTCACCGGCGGTAGCGTAGGGCTTCCGACTGCGCTGAATGAGGGCGAAGCCTACAGCATCACGGCGGTTTCGGCTGCGATCCAGCTTATTTCCGGTGCGATCTCGTCGCTTCCGGCGCATGTGTATTCCAGATCGTCGGACGGTGATTTGGAGCGTGATTTCTCGCATCCGCTGTGGTGGGTTCTGAACGAGCAGTTTTCCCCGCGCTGGACGGCCGCCTCTGGCTGGTGGTTCATGACCGCTTCCAAGCTGTTGTGGGGCGATGCGTTCGGCGAGATCAAGCGCGATGCGGCGGGACGGGTCGTCGGGATCGTGCCGCTGCATCCCGGTCGGGTGCAGGTGCTTACCGATCCAGATGGCTGGCGGCTGATCTATGTGGTTGCCCCTGACCCGACGATCACGAACCCGTCACCGGCTGCTGCGAAGTCCCGCGTAGTCAATGCGGACGATATGCTGCATGTGCCGGGCTTCGGGTTCAACGGGCTGCGCGGGCTGTCGATGCTTAGGTATTCCTTGCGCACTGCTGGCCCGCTTGCACGTAATGCCGACGTGTTTTCAGCACAATTCCTCAGAAATCAGGCAAGACCGGACTATGCATTGCGGACGGATAGCAACCTCGAGGATGGCCAGTATCAGCGTCTGAAGGACATGCTTTCCGAGCATGAAGGCCCGGAAAATGCGGGCCGCCCGATGATCCTTGAGGGTGGCCTTGACATCAAGATGCTGACCATGCCGCTTGAGGATGTGCAGCTTCTGGAAACGCGGAAGTTTCAGGTTGAGGAAATCGCGCGGGCCTTCATGGTTCCGCCGTTCATGATCGGACACACCGAGAAAACGTCGTCGTGGGGATCGGGTGTTGAAGCGATGGGCGCTGGATTTGTGCGCTACACGCTGCGCGATCACCTGACCGCGTTTCATAATGAATTGAACCGGAAGCTGTTCCCCCGCGCGCCATACGTGATCGAGTTTGACACGACCGAGCTTGAGCGCGGCGACACGAAGGCGATGTTCGAGGCGGTTCGGATCGGTCTCGGACGCGCAGGGGAACCGGCATTCATGACCACCGAGGAAGGGCGGCAGATGGTCCGGCTTCCGAGGGCAATGCGCGGAACGGTCCCTAATCAGGACCCCAACAATGGGACAGCGCCATGAACCTAGCTCATATCAGGATGCGGCTCGCAAACAAGGGCCTTGGCAGCTTCCGCGCCGAGGGCAACACCATCTGGCTGTATGATGTCATCGCAGCGGATCAGGATGAGGCGGCGCTGCTGGGCGGTGTCGCGCCAGGTGCATTCATCAGCACATTGTCGCAGATGACCGGGCCGGTGACGCTGCGCATCAATAGCCCCGGCGGTTCGGTCTTTGGCGCGCAGGCGATGGTTGCGGCGATGCGCGAGTATGCCGGGCCGATCACCGCGCAGGTCGATTCTCTTGCAGCCTCGGCGGCATCGGTGATCGCGGTGTCCTGCGCATCGTGTGTCATGGTGCCTGGATCGCTCATGATGATTCACAAGGCGTGGGGCTTTGGCGTAGGCAATTCGTCCGACATGGCGCAGCTTGCGGCGCTTCTGGACAAGATCGACGGTCAGATCGCGGCCACCTACGCTGAGAAGTCCGGCGGTGATGTTGACGCATTTCTCGACATGATGGCGGCTGAAACGTGGCTGACGGCGGAGGAAGCCGTTGCCGCCAAACTTGCGGATTCTGTGGCGCAGATGAACAATCAGCGCGCACAACTGAATTGGGACCTGTCGGCGTTCGCTGCGGCCCCGATGCCCCCGGCAGAGCCGGTTCCGGCGAACCACGCGGATGATGGACGCGTGGCGCGGATGCGCCATGCGGATGCCATGATCCGCACTTCACCCATCTGAGCGCGCCGCGCCAGAGCATCAACCGAATGAGGTTTAACATGACCCTGCAACACCTGCGGGAAGAACGCGCGCGCATCGCCACCCAAATGCGCGAACTGGCCGCCAAGGCGGATTGGGACCCGGCCACCGACCAGGCCGCCTATGACAAGGCTGTGAACGCCCTGAATGCGCTGGACACGCGGATTTCTGCGGCGATTCGCGCCGATGAAATTCTGGCGGAGACGGCGATCATCGACGCCGCCGATGAGGTCGGGAAGCGCCAGGAGCGCGACACCGGGCGCACTGCGGTTTCGCAATATGTGCGGTGGCTGCGCGGCGGTGATGCCGCTATCACGGCCGCTGAGCGTGCTGACATCCGCAACACGATGTCGACCACGACCGGCAGCGAAGGCGGCTACACCGTCCAGACCAGCGTGTCGCGTCAGATCATCGACTACATGAAGGACTACGGTGGGATGCGCGCGGTCGCCAATGTGATCGCGACGGACCAAGGGAATGACATCCTGTTCCCGACCACTGACGGCACGTCGGAAGTCGGTGAGTGGATCGGGCAGAACGCCACTGCGACGGCTGCCGATCTCACCTTCGGCTCTGTGACTCTGAAGGTGTTCAAGGCGTCGTCGAAATACGTTGCCGTGCCGTTCGAGCTTCTTCAGGATTCGCAGATCGACGTGGAGGCGCTGGTCAACAAGCGTCTCGCGACGCGTCTGGCGCGACTGACCAACGCGGCCTATACGACCGGCAACGGCACGTCTGCGCCGAATGGCATCGTCACGGCATCGACCGCCGGTGTCACCGCCGCTAACGGCACGTCGCAAGTGACCGCCATCACCTATGATTCGCTGGTTGACCTGATCCATTCGGTGGACGCGGCTTATCGCAATGGCGGTAACTGCAAGTTCATGATGAATGACGCTTCGGTGAAGGTCATTCGGAAGATCAAGGACGGGTCGTCGCGGCCGCTGTTCACGCCGGGCTATGACACGCAAATTCCTGGGGCGACCGGTTCGCAGCCGGATACGCTGATGGGCTATCCGATTGTCGTCAACCCGGATGTTGCGGTCATGGCTGCGAGTGCGAAGTCGATCCTGTTCGGCGACTTCAGCTATTACACGATCCGTGACGTGATGGACATCACGATGTTCCGCTTCACCGATTCGGCGTTCACGCTGAAGGGGCAGATCGGCTTCCTCGCATGGATGCGGACCGGCGGCCAGCTTCTGGACACGAACGCGGTGAAACTGTTCGTCAACGCCGCGTCGTAAGTGCTACTATGGAGGGCGGAAACGCCCTCCATTCTCGCTGTTCAGGTGACACATGCCAGCGTTGCGTCCATTCGACCGCGTATTCACAGCCGACCCGCTGACATCATTGGTGGTGCCGCTGGCGAGCCTGAAGGCACATCTGAATGTCGTGTCGCACCGGGATGATGACCTGATTCAGGGTTATGGGCTTGCGGCGCAGGAGATCGTCGAGCGCACTACCGGTAGGCTGCTGTCGCCACGCACCTGCACACTGAAACTGAACGGCTTGCCCACTGATGATCCGATTGAACTGCCTGGCGGTCCTGTCACGCTTACCTCTGTGGTGATTGACTCGACGCCTCTAGCGGGATGCGCGGTATTCGGCGATAGCCCGGCGCGCCTCTATCCGCCGACGGCATGGCCAGCCGTATCCGGCACCGTGTATCCTGTGGTCATCACATACACGGCTGGCCATGTGGTGGTGCCTGCGGCACTGGCCACGGCCGTAAAGATCATCGTCGCCGACTTCTATGATCGCCGCGAGTCGGCAACGTCCGATCAGGCTTACGCCTCACCATATGCGGCATCCGCATTGATGCGAGCCTATCGTATCCAGCCCCTGTAAGAGGACCAGAAATGCGCCGCTATTTCCTGACCAAGCCTGCCAATACCGGACGTGGCACGTTGAATGCTGGCGATGAGATCACAGACCTTCTGCCGAATGAGCGGTGGGCGCTGTGCCAGATGGGGTTCGCTGTCTGTGTGCCGGAGAAAGACGCGGCTGCCACCAAAGCAGGAATCCTGGCCGATGCGGAAGCCGAAGCCGCCGCCAAAGCCGCTAAGGAGGCTGCGGACCTGGCTGCCGTTCTCGCCGCGAATGCCGAACCTGCTAGCCCGGAGGATGATACGCCACCGGCGGACAACACAAATTCGTCGCAGGGTGATGGATGATGCCAGCCGGAAAGCTGCGCGCCTGGCTGACTGTGGAACGCATGAGCAAGGTGTCTGATGGCGGCGGCGGCTTCA